GAACTGAAGCTCGAACTATCGTGCGAGCTCGTCGAGCAGATCATGCAAGTGGAACTTCGCAGTATCCACGGATCACTGACCAAGGACCTTAAAAGCCGCAAGGCCGGCAAGGGCATCGCCATCTTCGATCCCGACAAGAATCGTGATATCGCCGAGATATCTAATCACTTGAACGCTATTGAAACAGTCTCAAGATACTACGGCGTGTCGTTGAAATAACACGCAATCTTTGTACACTGACGGCCTATGAAGGTCGTCTGTACACAGGTCGACCCTTCAGATCCGGATGTCGAGGAACAACTCGTCGAGCTGCAACGGGCTTGCTTGCCGCACGACACCTTGTACTTTCCCGATCAGGGGGTTTGGTGGCTCGCTTACCATCGGCGCACTCCGGTGGCGTTCGCTTGCCTCTGCCCCTCGGAGCAGACGCCACAAGGTGTCTACCTCGGCCGGTGCGGGGTCACCCACGCCGCTCGAGGCAAAGGGGTTCAACGAAAACTCATCCGCGTTCGTCTGGCATGGGCCAAGCGCCACGGTTACAAGTGGGCCGTATCCGATACGACCGACAACGTACCAAGCGCCAATAACCTCATCGCCTGTGGTTTCAAAACCTACGAACCGACAGTCCGTTACTCCTTTGCTCGAGCGGTGTACTGGAAAAAGCGGCTTTAAGTGCCGTACAAGGACCGCGAGACACGGCTCGAGAAGCAGCGGGAATACTCGCGGCGCTGGTATCTGAAGAACCACGCGCATGCGCTGAAGCAATCAGCGCGCACGAAACAAGAATCACGGGCCAGGTGGTTCGAGTACAAGTCGAAGCACCCCTGCGCGCATTGTGGCTATTCTCACCCTGCCGCGATCGACTTCCACCACGTCATCAAAAAGGGCAAGCGTTCAGTGAACTGGCTCGCCGTGAAACAAAATAACCTCACCGCCGCGATCCGAGAGGCGGAGGAGAAGTGCATACCGCTTTGCTCGAACTGCCACCGGGTGTTGCACTGGGAGGAACAGCAGGGTATAACGGCCAAGAGAAAGAAGAAATGAAGGAGATTTTGATGGACGGCCTAACGCTACTATTGTTTTTGTTGGCCACTGTTGTTATAACTTTGATCCTGCGGCATAAACGCAGGCCTCTCGATAAACATCTCCCACCACCTAATTGGAGATGTTCGAGAGGCGGAAGAGATTATTTCTAACTGTTAGAAAGCATAGAAAGGAGAACTCGATGGATACAGATAAGACTGATAGTTACGTGTTTATAGCGCTGATTGTGTTACTTGTCGGCCTGGCGTTCAGTATCGCAGGCACGATTGTTTATAAAAGCTATCTACGCACCACCTACCTCGAAGGGTCTACCGATCCTATCGAAGCCGCCTGTGCGTTTGACTCAGGCGAACAACAGATCCCGCCCTCTTGCATGGCCTACATGCTCCAACAAAAGGAAAACTTTCGATGAAAGCTCGTACTAAAAAGTTCAAAAAGTCTGACTTCACGACCAAGGCCTACCAGTGGTTCCTCGATAACCCCGGTGCGAAGGTCCGTAGCGTCGCCGAACGCTTCAACATCTCTATCCCCTACGCCTACAAGCTGCGGGACAAGGCGACCGGCAAGCCCTCCGCGCGCAAGGAAATGCTGACCCAAGTGCTGAAGGAGATGGACGCGATCGCTCCGAAGAGCGATACAGTGGACGCGATCCTCGACTCACGGGCCAAGGACTACGGCGCGTTCGCCGATAACGCCCGGCTCGCCCAAGCCCTCAAGCGCGCCATGGCCGACCACGCCGACGAGATGGGAAGCCTCTTCTCGGACGAACAGTGGGAAGCCCTCGAGATGATCGCGAGCAAGATGTCGCGTATCGTCAACGGCAACCCCGACAAGATCGATAACTGGGACGATATCGCCGGCTACGCCAAGCTCGTCGCCGACCAACTGCGGGGGAGGGTCCGTTAATGCTCAGGCCGGCCATAAACAGCACAGAGGACCCGCCACAGCCAGTGGAGGATCTGGCTATGCGGGAGTACATCTTCGCCCTGCGTCGCCGTATCGAGGTCCAGGACTGCCTCGTAGAGGCACTCTCGGAGGAGATCAAGCAGCTCAAGGACGAACGGGATGGCCTGAAGGCACAGGTCGAGAGCTTGCTCATCGACTTGCACTGGATGGAATCCAAGCGCAAGATCCAGACTGTATGAAACACATCAACTTCGTCACGGCCGATGACATGCCGCTCGTACAGATGGTGGTCGTCACCATCAACGGGACGCGCTACGGGCTCGTAGGCCCCGTGGTCCACGTGCCAGGGACCATGGATCAGGACCTCGACGTGTCGGAGATCGAGTTCGGCGAGATCATGCCGGCTCGCGCAGCCGCCAAGATGCTCCAAGGCGATTTCCGTAAAGTCATGGGCACCGAGGTACAATAGTTTTAGGCGGCGCTCCCTAGAGAGGGTTTAACCCAGCCCTTACCTGCCGCCACCCCGCCCGAAAGGGCGGGGTTTTTTATTTGGGGCGGTCTACCGACTTCGGCTCAAGGTTCTCAATGCGGTTGTTCGAGCGGTTGCCGTCGCGGTGACGTAACTGGAACGAGGGCCACTCGCCATGCGTCAAGAACCAAGCGATCTTGTGGGCGGAGTACGTCCGTCCGTTGACCTTGGTGACCAAGCCACCAGCCCTGTCACGGGTTAAAACTGGACGCCCTGTATAACGATGCAACAGGTCACCTGTTCGGGAGTTGTAACTAAACAACTGATAAAGTCTGTTAATGTCAACTTGTTTCATTGTTAATGGCTCAAGGATCATGGACCAAGGGTTAGTATATCAACTAATTGCCGAAAAGCACGGTTTAACGCGCTGTAGTAGAGGCTGAGAGGGGTCTACTAGTTTTTTTTTCTAAAAAGTTTGAAAAAAAGTGTTTTTGACGTAATGGTGTAATAAGTATTGTAAATCAATAGGTTATAGCTACACACCGTCTTACAGGGACTAATTCAGTGAAATTTACCTGGGATGCGCGCGCGACCTTTTTTTCGAGAAATTTTTTTTCATTAGACCCCTTTCAGGTACTACTACTGGCACACGGACTGGCTGGACTCCCGGAAATTGTTCGTAGTAGACTGTTGGCATGTTAACAGTTGACACGGGCATCCCGATCCCCGCCGAAGCCCAGCGGGAGAAGTATCCCTTCCCTGTCATGGCCGTAGGGGACAGTTTCCTGTTACCCGATGCCGAGTCAGCCAAGAACGCGCGTAGCGCCGCTTGGATGTTCTCCAAGCGCCACGGGACGAAGTTCTCGTGCCGGCGTGTGGATGAGGGCTGGCGGGTCTGGAGGGTCGCGTGAAGCTGACTAGCAAGGCGGACAAGGAGTTCGGCAAGCAGATCAGCAGAGGGCTTCAGCCAAAGACGATCGAGAAGATCAACCGCCCTGTCCCCAACGTCCCGAAGAAGCAGAAGCAGCTCACCACGCAGGAGTGGAAGTTCGTCAACGAGTTCGTAGCCGGGGACGGCCACGTGACTCTGCGGGAGGCCGTGGTTCGTGCAGGGTGGCCAGAGAAGAACGCCAAGCGGCGCGCCGAAGACCTGACCGACCCAGACAAGAACCCGCACATCGTCGCAGCGATCCAGAAGATGCGCGCGGAGATGGCCGAGAAGTACGGCACGACCTACGAGCGCCACATGCGCGACCTACAGGTGATCCGTGACCAGGCATTGGCGGCGGGAGCCTACGGCGCTGCCGTCCAGGCTGAATACCGTCGAGGCCAAGCCCTGGGCACGATCTACATCGATCGCAAGGAGATCAGGCACGGCACGATCGACTCCATGAGCAAGGAGGAGGTCATGCGCAAGTTGCAGGAGATCAAGAAGCTGTACGGCAACGGCAGCCCTGTGATCGACGTCACCCCAGAACAGGTAGCCGAGAGTCTGGAAGAGGAACCGAAGGATGCCAGCGAAGCCAGAGACGAAGCTGTACCAGAGATTGAAAGAAAACCTCCTAAGCTGCCTTTTTACCCGGATTGAGTCACGGGTTAACCAGGGCTTCCCGGACTGTCTGGTTGCCCTGCCCCGCTCGGGTACTTTTGCCCCTCTCGAACTGAAGGTCGTGACGTACGGGCGGCGCGTTCGTTTGTCTCCGCATCAGGTCGCCTTTCATGCGCGCCATGCCGAGATCGGATGTACGACGTTCATTCTGGTTTTGTTCGTGCCATACAAAAAGACAGCGAGCAAGGATGGTCAACTGCTGCTGTACCGTGGCGATCAGGTGCTCGAGCTCGCACGTGCGGGAGTGGATACGACCCCGCTTGCGTCGTGGCACTACGGCAGCATGCCGTGGGGCATGCTCGAACTAGAGTTGATGAACAGTTGACAAGTTGATCGAGGCGGGATAGGTTCGCCAACGCTAGGGCTTTTCCTAGTTAGAAAGCAGAAAGGTGAAACATGAAAAAGTTTAAGGTTTCGCTCGTTCGAATCGAGCACACAGTGTATCAGCTTGAAGTCGAGGCCGACTCGGCAGAGCAGGCCAATGAAATCGCCATAACCACGTGGAACGAAAATGAAGAGGCATTCGTCGAGTTCGGTCTTGTCCACATGGAGGACTTCATCAACGACATCGAGGAGGTGCTGCCGTGAGCCGCGAAGCCCAAGCCGTGGTTTGGTCGAACTAAACGAAACCCAAGCCGTGGTTTGGTCGAACTAAACGAAACCCAAGCCGTGGCTTGGTCGAACTAACAGGAGAAGCAGCATGAGTAAGAGGTATTTTGTGATGCTTGAGTTAGATGTGCGTGATGGTACTAACCCACGTAAATGGGATTGGGATGACTTGATCGACTCATCTGGCGAAGAGGTAATTGTTAAGCACGTTGTATGCGAAGAGGTGATTGCAGCATTCGAGGAATCGGAGGACGAGCAATCATGACGCTACTGAAACACGATAAGCGGACGGCCGATCTACTTGGTGCCATCAAGGAGCTACTCGCCATGCCTGATTACAGCGACAGCAACGAGCGGCCATTGGCCGATATCATTCGCATTCGTCGTGTGGCGGTCAGCCGCGCGCGTCGATTGGTTGAACAGTACGAGGAGGAACCATGCCAAGGTGGGAGGGACGCGAGTCCACTCTGAAGCCTGGCACACTTCCACCAAAACCGAGGGATGCAGAAAAGCAGTTTTTCAAAACCGTTTTTAAGCTGTTCGGCTACTGGCTCATCCATAAGATTTTGGGCGGGTAGTTGACAGGCCAAAGGATGAGCGCGGGGGCGCTGCTCGATGTAGTTTGACCGGGCATCGAGGCGTTCGAAGAAAAGAGGGGGCGGGGCTGTTGTCTCGCCCTTTCTTTTTGCTATGATCGGCAGCGGGGCGACTTGCCCCTAGAAAGATAGAAAGAGGTTCAAAATGTCGAACATTTTCGAATTGCCTTATTTTCAAGCCGTTTTCGCTGATCGCGAGCGTCGAGAGGTAGTCGCGCAGCGGATTGCTGATCGGCTCGTTAAGCCGTTAAATACTCTCGGCGGCTATCGTCAATTCCGGGAGCGGATGCAGTGGTTCGCGGGGCTGTGCGAACAGGCTCGTACTTTTGAAGGCGTGGGGGCGTGGACGTTACTAACGCGAGTTCGAGAGCTGGCATCCTTCGAGGATGTTTTCTCCCCGTCACTCGAACTTGAGCTTGCCGCTCTTGATTACGTGGTCAGCAATCGAGAGTCGTCGCGTCTGTTCCATCGGTGGTCGTTCGTCGAGGACGATCGCAGCTATGCGGTCGATCGCCTGTCCGAGTGGGGCTCCTTCTCTGGGTGTGAGTGCTGCGGCGAGTCTTTCCCGATTGGCGATCTCGCGGACGCGTACGGTGGCGAGCTCGTCTGTGAATCATGCCGGGACGACAGCTACACGTGGTCGGACTATCACGATGCATGGGTGCACTGTGACAGCAGCCGACCCGCTATCGATCAGGACGGGAGCCGCTGCCTGATTCATCAGGATGCGGACGACTTCGAGTATGACGAGGATCGCGAGATGTACATGCACGTCGATTACATCCGAGAGCGTCGAGTTATTCAGGGCTACCATTCTTCCAAGGGTGCGTTCGAGTTTCGAGCGGATGACTGGTGTCGGCAGTTCAATCGATACATGGGCGTCGAGCTCGAAGTCGAGGGGCACGGTCGCGATCCAGAAGAGGCGGCGCGCGCCATCCATCAGTCAGTGAATGATGGCGTGTTCGGTCGTCATGTGTTCTTCGAGCGCGACGGCAGTCTGTCGAGCGGGTTCGAGATGATCACCCATCCGCAGAGTCTCCCGGCTCATCGAGAGCTCTTTACGTTCCTTCGCGATCCTGCTCTGGTTCGAGGTCTGCGCAGCCATCGAACGACGACATGTGGCCTACATGTTCACGTGAGCCGATCCGGCCTCTCTAACCTGACGATTGCGCGCGCGGTCACCTTTGTAAACGATCCGGGGAATGATGCTTTCATTACCGCACTGGCGCGTCGGTATTCGACTTCGTTCTGTAAGGTCGTCGAGAAAGATGTCGAGACTGCGCACCTTTCGGCCGATCGGTATGAGGCGATCAACCTGACCGGACGCGACACAATCGAGTTTCGGATCTTTCGCGGTTCGTTGAAATACGAGGCTGTGATCTCGGCGATCGAGTTCTCGCATGCCATCCTCGAATACTGCGCGCGAGCGGAGACGGGATCGAGCGCCCTCAATGCTCACGCGTTCTTGGCCTACTGTGCGAATCACCTCGAAGCGGAGACACGCGTTATGCGCGCCTATGTTGCCGATCGCACTGCGGGTCTCTTTCAACACTCGGAAGCGGCCTAACAGGCCTCGGAGGTTTTCATCATGTGTTTATTAGTTCATCAGCCATCGAGCACCACCTTCTCGGATGAGTTCTTGGCGGACGTCTACTCGGGCAATCGAGACGGCATTGGCGTCATGTATTCAAGCGGCGGTCAGCTTGTTGTCGTTAAGGCTCTGCCGGCCTCGGTCGATCAGTTCATCGCGTTCTATCGTGAGCACATCGAGGGGCGCGAGTCTGTATGGCATGCGCGCATGCAGACGCATGGCGATATCGATCTCGAAAACTGTCACCCGTACGGGGTCACGTCTCGCGTTGCGCTCGCACATAACGGGATTCTCTCGACGGGTAATGCGTGGGACAAATCAAAGTCGGACACGTGGCATTTCATCCGAAACGTGATTCGGCCGGCCATCGAGGCTGACGAGTCGATCGTGCTCGATCCAACTTGGCAGTCGTTCGTCGGTAGCCTGATCGGAAGCTCGAACAAGTTCGGGATGATGACAGCGAGCGGGTCGGCGGTGATCATCAATCGCGCGGCCGGTGTCGAGTTCCGTGGCGCGTGGTTGTCGAACACGTATGCGTGGAGCGCGCAGAAGTTCGGAGTGGGCGCGCGCTCGGTGAGCACTCGCTACACATCGAGCCGCATCTGGTCGGGCTACTCTTGGGATGACGACGACATCGAGCCCTATGTCGCGAGCTCGCGGTCGCGATCGGTGCCGTCGAGTGAGTCGCTGCCTCGTATCACGCGCGCGGCGCGCAATTCGTACATCCGGGGAACACTCACCCAGTGGGTGCTCGATGCTCCGTCCAAGGCTGCTGCGCTCATCAATGCCATCGAGGACGACAACACTGGCGCGAGTGGCGAGCTCGCGTGGAAGGATCCGGAACTCGTCGTCAAGACGATTGCGGATTGGTTCGAGGGGGAAGGCATCGAGCCGCCATCGAGCTCGGGCGTCTATCTGCGCGATCCGTGGGTGACAGACTGATCGAGCGCGAGCTCATCGAGCGAGAGAGGGCGCCCATGTGGCGCCCTTTCTTTTGGGCGATCGGGTGCTCGATACCGTGTCGGGAGTTGTTCAGGCTTAACTCGTTTGATCGAGTTGGTATGTGATCTCAAGCTCGCACTGGTGAGGTGCGATCTCGATCGCGAGCGTCGGCCTCGATCGCGTCCTTCTGGGTTGGTCTCCGGTCAAGCTTGGCGCGAGGGGGTCGCGCCTTGCTCCGTGGTTCGTGCTGCTTTGTATGTGATCCGGGATCCTCGATCCTCGGGTCGTGATCCGCGATCCGTGGCGCGCGGATCTCGGATCGGTTGAGTGTTGTCGTCGTCGAGCGTCGGTGTTCGTGACCCGTGGCGCGCGATCCTCCAGCTGGCGCGCGTCGGCCTCGATGCGCGATCGATCGGCCTCGACCCGGTGCTCGATGTTCGTGATCCGCGAGCCGTGGCGCGCGGGTCGTGTTCGTTTCTTCTCGTCCTGGTTGGAATTCTTTGAGGGCGGCGGCTCCAAAAAAATGGCCGGCTTCGTAAAGGCAGGGGCAAATGCCCGATTTCACACATTGGATGTGCTGCAAAATAGTTTTAGTTCCACGTGGAACCACCCCCACCCCGGTAGAAAAAAGGGCCCCGGTTGATCAACTTGTCAACTCGTGCAAAAATTTTGCGCATATGAAAAGCAATTTGACCCTATGAGCGCGGTCCCCCAGGAAATTGAAATCGAGCGTGCCAAGCTGGAATACCGGCTCATGCTCCTTGAGACGCAAGACAAGGCCCGTTCTAACTTCATCGACTTCGTGCGCTACGTCTGGCCGTCCGCGATCCTTGGTGAACACCACAAGCGCATGGCTTCTGCGTTCGATCGCATTGCCAATGGGACCTTGAAGCGCCTGATCGTGAACATGCCTCCTCGTCACACGAAGTCGGAGTTCGCCTCGTACCTGCTCCCGGCGTACCTCATGGGCCGTGATGCGCGAACCCAGGCCCTTGAAGCGACCCACACCGCAGAGTTAGCCGTCAAATTCGGTCGTAAGGTGCGTGATCTGATGGACTCGGACCGGTACAAGGAGCTGTTCCCCGAGGTGCAGTTGAAGCAGGACAGCAAGGCTGCTGGCCGGTGGGACACGAACCACGGCGGGAGTTACTTTGCGGTCGGTGTCGGCGGTGCGGTGACGGGACGTGGTGCCGATATTTTGATCATTGACGATCCGCATTCGGAGCAGGATGCCCTGTCGGATCTGGCTTTGGAGAACGCGTGGGACTGGTACCAGGGCGGTCCGCGTACTCGTTTGCAGCCGGGCGGTGCGATTGTGCTCGTGATGACCCGTTGGGGGACCAAGGACCTGACGGCGCGGTTGTTGAAGGCACAGTCCAGTCGCGGGGCGGATCGGTGGGAGGTGATTGAGTTCCCGGCGATCCTGCCGAGCGGGAAACCGCTTTGGCCGGAGTTCTGGAAGATCGAGGAGTTGGAGGCGGTCAAGGCGTCGTTGTCGGTACAGAAGTGGAACGCCATGTACCAGCAGCAGCCGACGAACGACGAGGGGGCAATCCTCAAGCGTGAGTGGTGGCGCGTGTGGCAGTACGACGAACCGCCGATCGTGAACTACATCATCCAGAGCTATGACACCGCCTACAGCAAAAAGGAGACCGCCGACTTCTCGGTGATCACGACGTGGGGTGTGTTTTACCCGGACCAAGACTCAGGGCCAAACATCATCTTGTTAGACGTCAAGCGTGGCCGGTGGGACTTTCCGGAGCTCAAGCGCATTGCCAAGGACGAATACAAGCATTGGAACCCCGACAACGTGCTGATCGAGGCGAAGGCGACCGGTGTGACGTTGCAGCAAGAGCTTCGTCGACTTGGCATTCCGGTGACGATGTACACACCAGGTGGACGCAGGTCGGGTACCGATAAGGTCAGTCGCGCGAACTCGGTAGCACCGGTGTTCGAAGCGGGGCTGGTGTGGGCACCGGATACGGATTGGGCGGAGGAGTTGGTCGAAGAGTGCGCGGCGTTTCCGAATGGCGATAACGACGACATGGTGGACTCGACGACGCAGGCGATCATGCGTTTCCGTCAAGGGAACTTTGTGAACTTGCAGACTGACGAAGTAGGAGAGCCGTCAAATCGAGCGCTTGCCCCTGAATACTATTGAAGCCTAGAATGTCAAGGCATACACCCTTCAGGGGGCCTTGATGGCTAGTCCACGTTCATTCCAGGGCAAGAGCAACAGCAAAAAGATGCTAGAGGAGCTCGACGCTCCTGTTACTCCTGCCGAAGAGACTCCGGTTGCCGAACTAACGTCGGACACGCCGTATATTGATCGTTCTGCTGCGGAGCTGCTCGCGCAACTTGCGCAAGCCCAGACGGCGCAGCCTCCTGTCCCGGCGACCGTGGGCGTTGGGCCGGAGATGTCGATGCCGACGTCGATTGAAGAATTGCTCGCGGCTCAAGGAACAAACCCGGCGGTAGCGCCGGCTCCGGAGACGACCGGCCTTCCGCCTGGTGTGACGCAAGCGGATCTCGACGCCATTGCAGCGCAGTTCCGTCAGGCAGGATATCAAGACCAGCCGGCGATGAATTTCACCGGGGATCCGAATCAACCGTTCTTTGACATGCGCTTGCCGGACGGCAAGGTAAATCCGGTCTACTTCGACCCGAACCTCGACACCTCTGCGATCCCAAACATGGGAAAGCACGCAGGCGAGCCCGATCGTCAGTGTCCTCCGAACATGGAGTTCGACTACGAGCTCGGTCGCTGCGTGCGAGTCGGCAAGGAGGACGACAAGCCACCTCCGCCTGCGGCAGAAACCAAGACCTGCTGGGACGGATCGGTCATCCCGGTCAATCAAGAATGCCCAGCCAAGCCCGACACGCCTCCGAAGGACGACGGCTGTTTGCCAGGAAACAGGCGCGACTCGGTAAGTGGTATATGCATGCCAACCGGAGGACTGCCCCCACCACCTCCCCCGCCACCGCCCCCACCGCCTCCTCCGCCACCGCCCCCACCTCCGCAGACAGTGGACTGTGCGGCGATTGGCATGGTCAAGGACCCGGTGACGGGCAAGTGCGTTCCGGCTGCGCCACCACCGCCTCCGCCCCCACCTCCGCCTCCGCCGCCCCCACCTCCGCCTCCTCAAACCTGTAAGGAAGGCGAGGTCTACAGCACGGTTCTTGGCAGGTGCGTCCCGACGACCACAACGCCGCCTACTCCCCCGAAGGTGGACTGCGGTCCTGGCTATGAGCTGGATCCGGCAACGGGCAAGTGCCGTCCGGTCAACATCGGCGGCTGCCCGGAAGGCACGGTACGTAGCACGGTCACTGGCAAGTGTGAGCCGATCACCGTCACACCTCCTACCCCACCCAAGACACCGGACACTCCGCCTACCCCACCCAAGACACCGGACACTCCGCCCCCTCCGGGTAAGGTGAAACCTGCCCCGTCGGATTTGATGAAGGCATACGAGAACCTCTTCGGTGGTAATCGTGGCCGCGTGGACCTTGGTGCGCCATCCACTACTCCCACAACGGGAACCTCGCCGATCGTATCGACCGGCGGCGTGAACGTCGGCACTCCAGGCACGGCCACTGCGCCGAAGCCGGTTCCGCTGCCTGGCGTTCCGGGAGCCACGTTTACTCCGGGCCAGCCGCAGTTCTTTGGCAATGTCCCAGGAGCCATGCTCCCTGGCACGTTGCCCTCGAACATCAATCCGATGCAGTCGTACAAGGGTCCGATGGTCGGTCAAATGTTGGCCAACAACCCGAACCTCTCGCCCACCGTTTTGGGTGGTGCGCAGGGGTTGGGCTACTACACGGATCGCTTGGGCAATCGCATCTTGTCACCGGGCGGCGCATTGATGCGCTTTGCTGAAGGTGGCGAAGCGGACAAGGACGACTCTGCCAAGGCGGAGCTTGAGAAGTTGCTCGCGAGCATGCCGGCGCAAGAGACAACGGAAGTGCGTATGTCGCCAAACGCCCGTAGCGTGAAGCGCACCGCTACGAAGTCTGCTGCGACCGATCGCGGCAAGGCGATGAGCATGAGCCTTGAGTCGTTAGCCGCTGGCAAAGGATCAGGGTCCACGGACCAAGGGTCAGCAGCAGAGCAGCTCGCTGCGTTGATGGAGCAGGTCAAGGGCAAGAAGGAAGACGTGAACAACCTTGCTCGCAAGAACCTCACCCGTTCGACGCTCGATCGTGCTGGCCCGTTAGTCGCGCGTCGGTTTGCCAAAGGCGGAGAGTCGGTTGCTCCTGGTATAGCAATGGCACTTCAGCAGTTTTTAGAGCGAGCTCCCGCGCAGGTTCGTACGTATGCTGAGTCCGTCCGTGATCCTAGGAAACAGCGCGCACCGTTGACCGAAGGAAGTTTCTCTGCGCAAGAACTTGCGAAGCTGCGTGAGCTGATCGCTATCGCCGAGAAGAACCCTGTCCTTAGCGAGAAGACGGGTAAGCCGCTGCCGGGCGTCGTGGACTACGCGCATCACCGTGAGCAGATCCGTCGTCGCAATCCAAAGACGGGCATGCCGTTGGCGATGTTGGATAGCGACCTGAACATGAGCGAGTCCGGCAATCTGCGTAACACGCTCGGGCAGTTTGTGTACGAGCGGTTGCCCGATGGCACGTTGGTCGTGAAGGATCGATATGACTACACGGGCGATGTCGCGGAGACATTCAACCCGTTCGTCAAGTACGCCAACTACAAGGGAGTGGATCGCCCGGTTAACATCACCTTGCCTCCTGAAGTCAAAAGGAAGAAGTGATGGCCGAGGATCTGAGCAGGATCGTCCCAAGGCCGGCGAGCGGTAAGCCGCAGCCGGCTGATCCTAATGCGGGAACGTGGCGCGATCCGCGTCAGTATGATCCGGAGTTCTTGTCGCAAGTCGGTGGCGAGGCCATCGTCGATGTGTACGAAGGGCTCGCGCAGATGCCCGAGCAGGTCTACAAAGTATTCCGTGGCTTCATGGAGCGTCAGCGACAGAAGAGCCCTGAAGAGCTGCGTGGCACGGCCGATCCCTATGACACCGCTGCATACGATGCGGCAGTGCTTGCACTCGAAGGTGCGGCGAAGGAGCCGGTAAAGACCGCAAAGAGTGCGGCCAAAGCATTGGCCGAGTACGGCAAAGAAGCCGTCTCAAGTCCTGCTGGCATGACGAAGTTTTTGGCGGAGAACCTCACACCGCTTCCGCGCGTGCCGAGCACAGGTCCTGTCTCGCAGATCGTTCGGCCGAAAGGCGAAGGCATTGTGCTCGATGCGCCGCAGGCGGACCCTGTTCCGTTTACGGTTACAGGAACTGGCGCAAGTGCCACCACCACCGGCCGTGTACCTAAAGGCTATGTCCCACGCGCTATTTTAAGAGCCCAGGAACGACTGGGTAAGAAACATTCCACGCTGCCCGATGCCAACCTATCGGCTATCAATAACTTTTTACAGACAAAAGTCCGTAACTACTACACCAGACAATTTGGTACGCAGGACGATCCGATCTACAAAGCTATTCGTGAAGGCAAGCTGACTAGCGAAGAACTTGGGGGGCCAGGCGGCATACGCAAATACCTTGCGGACGTTGCAAAGGAAGGGAAGACTCGCGTAAACCCAGAGACGGGGGAATCGCGTTTTTATCCAAGCCCAAACGCCCAGGAAGCCATACAAGACATCAACGCCATCTATGACGAGATGACGGGCATGCGAGGTACGGTACTTGCGCAAGAGACGATCGGAGATCCCGAATACGGTAACCTACTTTCGGATCAAGCCAAGACTGAACTTCAAAGATTAAAGGACGCTACCAAGGATCGAT